GCGACGGCGATCCTGCACTTTTAGATCGAAGCGCACTTGCTTGTAGGCTTGGTGTGCTGTGCTCTCTGTGTGATATCTTTTTCTAGCCATTGGGCCATTATAGGCCAATATCGGGCTAAAAGCGCCATATAGGAGCAAATAAAAAGGAGGTGGCTGAACGACTTAGCGCAGGAGGCGGGCAAGTTACTGATATGACAGGGGTTTTTTAGGGCTTGTAATTCGTTTAAGTCACTACAAGCCAGTCGAGGCTGGTGTAGCTGTCGGATCTATAACGGTATTTTTGTCTACTTGTGTCCTTGTACGACTTGTTTAAGGGGTCGGGGGGTGAGAGACGGGAAATGTGGGTCGAGAGGTAACTAATAATTATATTCTCTCTGTATAATTACTGTATAGACTACAAGTAGGGGAGTAAGTCGTTTATAATCGGGTAGTTAGCTGAGTATCATCTTGCTTGTAGTGACTTAAAAAGGTACAAGTGGCGTAGGTACACCGTTTTCGGTATAATGAGACTATGGCTAAGAAACTCTCTAAGAGACCTCTTCGCAAGAAGAAAGGCACTGTTGACATTGGCACTTTCTTGCCTATGGTTCCTGATGTAGTCAAGGCTATTGCAATGCAAGGCACTACTGACGATGAGATGGCTTTGATGTTCGGCTTGTCTCCAAAGACTGTTGAAGCATGGCGCAAGTACTACCCTTCATTTGACAAAGCTTTGGAGGAAGGCCGAACAGTAGCTGACTTGAAGGTCATTCAAGCATTGCACCAAACAGCTGTGGGTAGCATACGCAAGAAAGATGTCTTAGTCAAGATTCGCACAGGCCATGGTGCTGGTGAATTCTCTGAAGACGTTGAGATACACACGATCACTGAAGAGATTCCCCCTGAAACCAATGCCATCAAGATGTGGCTGCAGAACAGAGATCCCAAACGATGGAACCGCGCTGCTCGCCACGTTCAACTCACTGGCAAAGAGAACGAGCCAGGTATTGACGTGAAGAACGAGAGTAAGGCTGAGCTCATGTCTTCTATTCTCTCCCTGATTCAACCTAAACCTGACGGTGTATAAACGATTCGACACGGGTGCCTCGTTCGTTCTATAATGTCCTTGCGATATCTATTGTACTGAACCTCAGGAGAATCCCTATGACTCACAGACGGTACTAAAGACACCGCACTGAGGGACGCCTGTTTCTCCCTGCTATCCTCCCGATATCACATTGTGATCCAGGCGTCCTTCACCTTATTGTCGTAGAGTCGGTGCGAGTTTTTGGTTTTGTCACCTTTGAGCTTGCGCGCATACGATGCCGTCCCGAAAGACTTGATAGGGCGGACCCAAGCGCTAAGGGTAATTCCGTCACGAGAAAGCCGGGAGACGAAGAAGCGTAGACTAGGCTTGACAGGAGGGAGAGACCCTATTTACTTCGAAAGGAGACTGACGTGAAATACCGGGCGACTGAGCGATACATCACGGGTTGGACTGATCCCCGTGCACTGTATGAAGCCTCTCCTCCATGGCAAATACCTAGGCTAAGCGAACAGCTGATCACTAACCTCTTCGGCACGTTCCTCCTGATGGTGCCAATCATCGCAATCGCTTGGTGGATGGGATGGCTCTAGGTATTAGTCGGGGACATCACAATCTATTCGAGACATACGTTGATGTGCGGATGTTAGAGATCCAGTGCGCCATCTGCAACAAGACAGTAGACAAAGTAGTCCGCGAGAAACAGCATTACGCGGATAAGTTTACCTATACTGTACACTGCCACGGAGACACCGACACCTGTGAACTCACGCGATACGAGATTGAAAACTCCTCGGGCCGAATCGAACCAGGTTATGCATTCGGAGACCAACGTCTCAACGCAGACCGGGCACGTCTGGAAATGCCGGGTGTGCACGAGGGTAGTTGCGAAGAGATCCGACCGAACACCCTACTGTTGCCAGAGAAGGATGGAGAAGATTGATGGGTAAAGACTCGATCAATCCGAATCACTACAAGGAGCACCCGTCTGGTGTTGAATGCATTGATGTGGTGGAGCACTTCAACTTTAATCTCGGTAACGCTATCAAGTATCTATGGCGAGCAGGGCTGAAAGACGACGCTGAGACAGACCTACTCAAAGCTGAGTGGTACATACAACGGGAGATCAAACGACATGGACGTTGAAGAACAGACACAACTGCAGCTGTGGCTCGATGGTCTACTCATGAAGCTTGAGGGTGGCGAAGTCGAAGACGTCAAACAACAACTAAAAATAGCGCTTGGGCGCATTGAGGAGGAGAAAGATGGGAACCATAAGCGACTGGGAAGCACAGTTGTGTCAGAGACTGGGCCGGCTGGAGAAACGGATGTCGAAGATCCGGGTAGCGACCCCTACAACACCGGATCTAAGATCTCTCCAGGAACGTCAGGATGCGATGACGAGGGATCAACTTCGACAGAGTGATGGAATCAAGCGACTGGAGACTTACTTCAATACCTGGATGCATAGTGCCGGTCCAATGCGCAAAGAGTTTGGTGATCGAGTCAAAGAGTTGGAAGATCATCGGGATGCCGTGCATTCATTCCATGCCAGAATAACTGACGGGCTACGAGGAAGACTCGATGACATCCACTCTCTCAACAAGCAGCTTGATGATGTTAGAGCAGTAGACACCGAACAAGACCAGGGTGCTGCGGTTCTATCGGACAGACTCACTAGCTTGACTCGTGCTGTCGAAGGGTTCGCTATGAAGCTGGAGGGAATGTCTAGCTACACAGGCTACGAGGAATTCTCCACTAACCTCGACCGAGCTTGTGAAGAGCCCGGAGTCGAAGAGTTATGCGCCGCTCAGACTAATTACACTGACGAGGAAGTACTGAGCATGCGACGGTTCGAGTTGCATGAATACTACAATACCGGTGGGGGTCAAGTAGTAGGAGGAGGTAGGCAGTATCCCGATGGACACTGTGTCTTTACCTGGTTTGATGGTCCTATCACTGAGACTCACCCTGACCTAGCCTCAGTACAGAGACGTATTTTACAATTACACAGCGTTGTACTAGAATTCCTCGATTCATAAGCTTGGACTGGCGGAGAAGGTATGGCGCGATCATTACTGCGTTGGTGATTGCATAAGCCTAGAGCCACTTCGTCAGTCCTCTACTTGAGAGAGGAAGAACCATGCAACGATTTAGAAGCTACATGAAGGACTTCGGTTTTGCTACCGTCTGTGCAATCTTACTGACGTTGATGTATGCGGCTGACGCTAAGGCACAGAACATCTTGACGTTTACAGCCGATACTACGACCGGAACCGAAGCTGTCTTGCCGATGCTGACGTGGGATACGATGCCCTTAGCGGACGACTGCTTTGCCTCTGGCGATTGGTCAGGTAGCAAGGGGGGGGCGGGGAACGAGACGTTACTGCCCATCACAAGCGGTGCGACGTACAACCTGACGTGTGAATGGAATAACGACTCGGCAACACTGACCTGGACGGCCCCAACTGAGAACACCGACGGTACTCCACTAACGGACTTGGCTGGGTTCAGGTTTCGTTACGGTCAGACAGATGGCGGTCCATACACTATAGAGTCGGACATTGACAACCCCGACACGACAACCTTTGTGGTATCCCCGTTGACCCCCGGCGACTGGTTCTTCGTAGCCACGGCCCACAACGAGCTTGGTGTGGAGTCAGAAGATAGTAATCAGGCGATGAAGACAGTGGGTGTCGCCACTGATCAACAGAGCGTGGGGATCACGGTTAACCCGAGGCCGAACTCAGTGAGTGGATTTTCCGTTCAGTAGTGAAGGCTGCTCCTCCAAATCTCGAGCAGTTCCCACTTGCCGAGAGGTATGGGTGGAAGATGCCGAAGCGAGACGCGGGAGGCGCATTGTTTCTGTACCCTCCGAAGAAGGGGAAGATCCGCCCCCATAGGCACGGGAAAAATGTGTTCTTCCAGAGTCTGCATATGGAGCGCGTCGAGAGTCTTAACCCGGACGATGTGATGGGGATGAAGATGCGAACGGTGGAGAGGGGGCTTGAACCTGCATTCGAGGGGAACGGAGGCGGAGGATGAGAGAGACGGATGTTCAAGTATTTTGCGGGTGCAGTCAGACAGATATTGTCTGTGCCCAGGATAAAGACTCGCTGATTCGTCAGTGCGTCATCACCATTCCAGAAGATGATCTATTCAGAATCGTCATGGAGTTACCCGAGTTCAAGAGGAGATACATTGTGAATAGTAGAGATAGCGAAGTACCGGCAAGTGACGAGACCAGCGTTGAACAAGCGATCCAAGACAAAGGATTGAACGCGCCGAGGTTGAATCCGGAGCAGATTGATGCAACAATTGTGGATGAGAGCTACCACGTGTTTCCTGGCACGACGATGACCGTATGTTGCCTGACATTGGAGAACGGGTTCAACGTTGTCGGCGAGTCCGCAGCAGCTTCTCCTGAGAACTTCGATGAGGAGATTGGTCGGACCATCGCACGACGCAATGCTCGTGACAAGATCTGGAGTCTGGAGGGATACCTTCTGAAGACTCGGTTGCACAGACCTACAGTCCACGAGTTGGAAGAGATTCTCGCTCAGGAGGAGGAATCATGAACATTGGTCAGGCAATTGAAGAAATGGAGCAGGGTGGACGAGTTACTCGCCGCGGATGGAACGGTCCAGATCAATGGATTGCTCTGCAGGTACCAGATGAGAATTCGAAGATGAAGAAGCCTTACATTTACATCTCGCCGGTTGATGGGGAGTTGGTGCCATGGTTGGCGTCACAGACCGATATTCTGGCGACAGACTGGGCCATCGTGCTCGACTGATGGGTAAGCTTCATGTCTTGGATGTGGGGAAGGGGTTCACTCCCCGTCAGTCAATCCTTCAAGCGTTGGAGAGAGCTGAGAGTCTTCAACAGATCGTGTGGATTGCGGTGAACAAGGATGATCAAGCTTATTGTGGTTGGTCTGACGGACCAGACCTCCACGTTCTCGGGTTGCTGGAGATAGCTCGAGATGATGTGCTGCGGCGAATGCGAGGGAACGAAGGATTTACTGACTGATGAGTGGTGCTGACCACAGGAAGAAGGCGAAGAAGAACCGCAATGGTCGCAATCATTACGAGAAAGGCCGTACTCACTACGGTAGCTTTCCCCACAAGAAACTGGTTAAGGGTTCTCGGGGGTCCACTACTCATGCTCCGGCTATCCCCTCTGCCACATTAGCTGATGTCTGGCCTGACTGATGGGACAAGTCATATCCGTTAACTTCGGGTTGGTCCATGCACCCCCGGAGTTTGACTATGATTTGGATGTCAACGATCTCGCCGATGAGATTGCTGAACATCTGGATGCCTCAAACGAAGATTGGGAGAAGACTTTCTCAGCTTTCACGATAGAAGAGTTACACTTCCTTCGCTGGCAGATCTGCTGGAAGGCGATGGCTCGCATCAAGCAGTTGCCTCCCCCTGAATTTCTCAGAGGTGAGAAGACTATCTGGGGTCTGCGGTCAGGTCGGGGATTCGGTAAGACTCTTTCTGCTGCTAACTGGCTAGGGGCTGAAGCTTGTCTGGTCTCGGGTCCATACGCTGCTATTGCACCGACTCATGACGATGTTCGATACACCTGCTTCGAGGGTCCTACTGGTCTACTCTCTTGCATCCCCCCTCAACTAATCATTTCTCAGAACAGTTCGCTGCCGATGCTTGTAGTCAGGGCGTTAGACGGAGGACGCAGTGTTATCCGGGGATTTGCGGGGGATACTCCTGAGCGACTCAGGGGTCCGCAGCATCGCAAAATCTGGTGCGATGAGATAGCTTCATGGAAGTATCCACAAGACGCTTGGGACAACCTTATGTTCGGTCTGCGTATCGGGGACTTGCCTCAGGTACTTTGGACGGGTACGCCGAAGCCCACGCCTTTCGTTCGCCGTCTCCAAGATGAGAAGCGCAGCGTAGTAGTGGTTGGATCTACTTATGAGAACTCGGAGAATTTAACTGATGTCTTCTTTGAGAATATCGCTAAGTATGAGGGCACCAAGATAGGTCGCCAGGAGTTGTACGGAGAGGTTCTAGATCCTGAAGAGGAAGGGTTCGTCAAGCGCAGTCAATGGAGACTCTGGCCGTCCAAACGTCCTCTACCCAAGTTTCAATACATCATCTACTCTCTAGATACTGCATTCAAAGAGCGGACTTACGACAAGAAGAAGATGCAATCCGACCCCACAGCCTGTTCCGTATGGGGTGTCTTCAACGTCAAGCGGTTTGGTCAGACCGAGAAACATGTCATGCTCTTGGATTGTTGGGAGGATTATCTCGGCTTGCCCGCCTTAATAAAGCGCGTGAAGAAAGAGCGGAAGCTTACTTATGGGGATCGAGACGAACCTCTCATGCGTCCCCACCTGGTAGATAAGAAACATAGGGCAGGACATACAGGTAGGAAGATAGACCTCATCCTGATAGAAGATAAGGGTAGCGGGATCAGTCTTCGACAATCGCTCGCCTCTGAAAACATTTTGACGGAGGGTTATAATCCCGGCAGAGAGGACAAGCTGACGCGGTTGCATGTCGTTTCTCCTCTGTTTGCAAACGGAAGAGTTTGGGCTGTAGAGAGCAATGTCAATGAGGGAAACTTTCGCACGTGGGCTGAGCCTTTAGTTTCACAGGTTTGTTCGTATGTTGGACCTAACAGCACTGAGCACGATGACTTGCTTGACACTACAACTCAAGCTCTTCGGCTATTGATGGAGAAGTTCTTTGGACCATTCACAGTCAAAAAAGACCCAGAAGAAGAGAAGCGAAAAGTCGCTCTCGAAGAAGAGAAGCGGAGGAAACGACGACGCAATCCCTATGGATGAGGTTCAAAGCGTCCAGGTCAAGTATTGTCAAGAGCACTACGACGAGCTGTGTATGGCTTTGCTTGAACGTCAGCTCGGAGAGTATATCGCTGAGACTCAAGAAGCATTGATTGAGAAACTGGTGGCTGGCGAGATGGACCCTTGTCTTGAAGCTTCTAATGCTATCACCGGGGGAGCTCTCTCGATGTTCGGCCCAGAGATCATCATTGCGCACGGGGGTTGTCCGGTTTGTACATTCAACAGCATCATCACACATGTAGCGGATCATATCGCAGTTAAGTACCGAGGAACCAACTGATGATAGAAGACGGAACCGTCGAGGAATTTGACGCGCCTCGTGACGAGGTCACTCCTACTGATGACGGGGGAGCCATCGTTCAAGTTGGGCCAGACGAGGACGATGAAGAACAGACAAAGAACTGGTTTGACAACATCGCCGAAGATCTCGATGAGCCGACTCTAACCGCGTTAGCAACTCGATTGTTGGAAGACATTGATCGAGACAAGAAATCTCGGGAGAAACGCGATCAACAGTATGAAGAAGCAATTAAGAGAACGGGCCTCGGTAAAGAGGCTCCTGGAGGCGCTGACTTCGAGGGAGCATCGAAAGCAGTTCATCCAATGCTTACCCAAGCATGTGTCGATTACAGCGCCCGTGCCATCCGAGAGATCATGCCGCCTAACGGTCCAGTACGAGTCTTCGTGCCGGGAGATCGCCCCGAAGTTGAACGGATAGAGAAAGGGGAGCGAGTCAAAGACTATATGAATTGGCAATTCAAATTCCAGATGCCGGACTTCCGCACTGAGCTGGAACAGCTTCTTACTCAGCTGCCTTTAGGTGGTTCACAATACCTGAGACTTGTTTATGACCACAAGAAAAAACGTCCATGTCCTGTCTTTGTCCCCGTCGATGATGTCTACTTACCATACGCTGCTAGCAACTTCTACACTGCTGAGCGAGTTACCTACTGCGAGCACATCACCAAGTTCGAATTCGAACAACGAGTCAAGTCGGGGATGTATCGAGACATCGGGGAAATCGTCACGGCTCAGCTGCCCGACGCCACTAAGTCCGCCGCAGCCACTGACAAGATCGAAGGTAAGTCCAAGGACTATGCTTACAATGAGGATGGCCTCCGAGATGAATTTGAAGTAACTACTCACGCGGAGTTGGAAGAGGGACAAGAGTCCGCTCCATACCGTATCACCATCGATTCGGCGGCTCGAAAGATTGTTGCTATCAATCGCAACTGGGAAGAAGAAGACGAGACAATGACGTCTCTCTACTGGATGGTGGAATTTCCGTTTGTACCTTGGCGAGGTGCTTACAGCATCGGCTTAGGTCAAATGATCGGCTCACTGGCAGGGGGCGCTACTGGTGCCTTGCGAGCTCTCCTCGATTCAGCACACATCAACAACATGCCTACTCTCCTACGGTTGAAGGGTGCGAACTTCTCCGGACAGAGTAAGGAGTTAAGCGTTGCTGAGGTGACTGAGATCGAGGGGGGCATTGCATCTGACGACATTCGCAAGTTGATCATGCCGGTGCCATTCAATCCCCCGTCTCAAACTCTCTTCCAATTGCTGGGCTTCTTGGTGGATGCAGGCAATGGCGTAGTTCGTACAACCTTCGATAATATCGCTGAGCAGAATAGCAACATGCCGGTCGGCACGACTCTGGCGTTGATCGAAGAAGGCATGAAGGTGATGTCGGCTATCCACCTCCGTACCTATCATGCAATGGACTATGTCATTCGCCTGCTTCACCGAATCGACCGGATGTATATTGAAGAGGAGGAGATGAAGGACGACATCGGCGAGGTGTTGGCAACTCAAGCTGACTTCCAGAAACCTATCGACGTTCTTCCTACAGCTGATCCTGAGATCTTCTCCGATGTTCAAAGACTGGCTCAACTTCAGATCGTGGCAGATCGGGCAGATGCACATCCTCAGCTTTACAATCAGCGGGCGGTTGAGAAGCGATTGCTGGAGCGTACGAAGATCCCAAACCCTGATGAGCTGTTGATGCCGTTGAATGAACCGGAGAATCAGAACGCCGTCAACGAAAACGCTGCTCTTACTCTGCAACGACCTGTTGCTGCTTTCCCTGAGCAAGACCATCTCGCTCATCTTCAAGTTCACCTGGATTATATGCAATCGCCGGTGCTCGGAGGACTGCCGATCATTGCTCCTCAATTCACTCCGATGGTCTTGGATCATATCAAGGAGCATATTGCTTTGTGGTATGTTAACGAAAATTTCAGTATGTTGAAGTTGTCTCTGGGTCGGGGAGATGAGCAGATGACTGCGCTGTTGGAGCATCAAGACCCTGAGACTCGAGCGGAGTTGGATAAGACTTTGGCTGCAATCTCCCAGAAGGTTATACCTCGGGCTGACCAGATCTTGGCGGGAATACCCCCGATCATCTCTCAGGCAATTCAGATGATGCAGGAACTCTCACCCAAGCCCGAGATTCCGATGGACCCGAATCAGCAGGCTGCGTTGCAGCAGCGGGAAGCGGCTGATCAACGGACCGACGCAACCAAGAAAGAAGTTGCACAACTCAGATTAGTCGAACTCGACAAGAAATTATCTCAAGAGAACAACCTCGAGTTTGCCAAGTTCTCAGCGCAAGAACGGCAGGGGGCAGTTGATGCTGCCAACGAAGAAGCACGGAAGGCCAAAGAGTACGCTGCTCGGCTCACGGAACTCCAGCTGAAAGAGGTAGGCGACGACAAACGCACTGCTGCCGAAATTGCTTCCAGACAACAGATCAACCAAGAGGACAACCTCACGGCGTTGGCTATCGCGGAAGCTGAGATAGAGTCTGGTGAAAAAGTAAGCGTCGAGACCGGAACGGGACTTAATCCCTCGGCCTAAATCTGAGGAGGCACGAGGTAGTGGCCTTCATACTCGAACATGACGTGACTGAAGCATCGGAGTTTTTCAACCAGTAACTAGGAGAAGATGATGAAAGATAAATATCCATCAGGACCAATCAACCAACACAAAGCACTGGCTACGGGCGCTTCACTTGTCACATGTGATGAGTCTGATAAGGGTGGCGGCTTCAAGTCGGACGGCCCGGCAGTCAAGCCCAGCAGCATCAAGAAGTCGGGTACAAGCACTGGATCACGCGGAAAAGGCGGCTATTAGCCCCCTATAGGGACCAGGTGGGGGGACTGTTTACAACAATAATAAGCTGAGGTAGAATTGTGGCACAAATCGAAAAACATTTTCTAGAGCGGATCAAAGAGGAACAGGCCGGATGCATCCAACTTCTTGCGACACCAAAGGACAGATCGTCTTATGGATACGGGGAAGCCAGTGGATTGCTTCAGGGTCTCAATCGCGCCGAGCAGCTGTTCTTAGAAGTGATCGGGGAAGAAGATGACGGGACTTAATGTCGCGGAGATACCAAACAGCGAACAGTCGCATGAAGATGCTATGTCTTTTGCATGGCCGAGCATTGAGCCGAAGCTATTGCCGTATGGTTCTCGGGTTCTGGTGCAAATCAGGCGACCCAAGACTGTGACAGATGGTGGCATCCTTATTCCAGAGGAAGCCAGGGAAACTGAGCAGTGGAATACTCAGGTTGCGAAAGTCATCATGCTTGGACCTGTCGCTTTCAGGAATCGCGATACTCTTGAACCGTGGAAAGAAGGGGATTGGTGCCAGATCGGATCTTTCGTGCGTTGCCCGAAGTATGGAGGCGACAAGTGGGAGAAACCTGTTCCTGGCAGCCAAGACCCCGTTCTCTTTTGTTTGTTCAATGACCTCGACCTTCTCGGCGAGATCTTGGGCAATCCCCTTGACGTGAAAGCATTCATCTAACTGACTAGGAGTTAGTAATGGCAGAAGAAGACAAAAAAGAAGACCAAGAGGAAGAAGAATTGGTCCCAGTAGGAGAAGGCTTAGCCGACGAGTCTAAAGAGTCGGAGGAGTCAAGCGACGAGGAAAAAGAAAAGAAAGAAGAAGAATCTTCAGACGACGGTGAAGACGACGATGAAGATGAAGACGACGAAACCCGTCTAGGCTCTGGAGAAGACGCCGAGGAAGACGGTGACAAGAAGGCAAGGCGAAAGAAGGAACGCAAGTCCCGATCCCAGCGACAGAAATCAGCTCGGGCTCGAGATAAACGCGAAATCACTTTTCTTCAACAGCGTAATGAACAACTCGAGCGAAGGTTCAGCGATGTTGAGCAGAGGGTTGGACACGGCGAAGTTTCCCAGGTGGATACTCGCATCAACAAAGTCAAATCGGAGATTCAACTCGCCGATCAGGTAATCTCCAAAGCAATCGAGCAGCAAGATGGGGGTGCTTATACTGAGGCCCAGGGTATTCGCGATGGACTTCGGGACGATTTAACCAAACTCAATTACGTGAAGGAGTCTTTGTCGCGACGCGGGGACGAAGAAACTCAGCCCCCAGATCCTATCCTGGTCGGACACGCTCAGCAATTCGTCGCTGACCACGACTGGTGGGATCCTAGCGGGAGGGACGCAGACTCTCGGAAAGTTTCTCAGATTGATGCGGGGCTTGTTCGGGAAGGGTTTGATCCTCTCTCCGCAGAGTACTGGACCGAGTTGGCTGATCGGGTTGAGGATGCCCTCCCTCATAAGTTTGAGAATGGTGCTGATGAAGATGCGGGCGCGACTCGTAAGAAGAAAGTTCGCAAGAAGAGCGGGAGTGGCCCGAAGATGCGAGTTGGCGGTCGAGAGCAACCGCTCAAGAAAAATGAAGTATACATATCACCTGACCGCAAGAAGGCATTGGAAGATGCCGGCGTTTGGGATGATCCCGAGCTAAGACAAAAATATCTCAAGAGCTACGCAAAGTTTGATCGCGAAGCAACGAGCAATGCATAACACTCAGCTTACTGCAGGAGAAAGCTAATGGCAAAAAGAATTGACAGAGACACGAAGCTGGGTTCCTCATCGGAGTCAAAGCGAGACCGGCGTATGGATGATCGAGAGATCACCGAGAACCGGGTCTTGACAGACGACGAGAGGCTAGATGAGTTTCGCCAAACAATGTTCCAATCAGCACTGCCTGATCTCCCCAAGATTCCTGGGTATCACGTTTGCTGGCTGACGACAGAAAATCCTCGTGACTCAATCCAAGGCAGAATCAGATTGGGTTATGAACCTATCAAAGAATCCGACATCCCCAGTTGGTCGCATACGTCACTGAAGACAGGCGAATGGGCTGGTTGTATTGGCGTGAATGAAATGGTAGCGTTCAAACTTCCTCTTCGACTTTACGAGTCGTACATGAAGGAGGCGCATCACACGCAGCCTTTGTTTGAGGAATCGAAATTGAATGATGCTCGTGAACAAGCAGAAGCAGAAGCATCATCAGTCGCGAGGAAAGCGGTCAGCTTCGAACTAGAGGACGGGCAAGCAGATTTGGGAGAGGCACCGGAGCCACCATCGTTTGAGGATACATTGACAGATCGTACTCCTCACTACGGTAGGTAGCTTCGGACATCTAACTTAATCTGGAGAAATTGCTATGAGTTCTATAGCTTCACCGTTCGGACTAAGACCCGCTCAACATCCTTCGGGCGTTATACGCTCAGCTGAAGGAACTTTGGCGAGTGGCTTAGCTTCGGCGATTTTTCAAAACTCTCCGGTCGCAATTGATGCCAATGGCTTCATTGTCCCAGCAGCTGCAGGTGCCCGATCAATCGGTGTATTTGAAGGTGTAGAATTCACTGGGACTGATGGTCGTCGCCGCGTAGAAAATCAGTGGGTGGCGAACCAGGTTGGAATTGACATCATTGTCTATTATTCTCGAGACCAACTCATTACATATGAGATCCAGGCGAATGCAACACTCGCCTTGGATGCGATTGGTCAACAGTTTGATTGGACGGCGTTGACTGGAAATACCACCACGGGCCTTTCGTCTGTTGCTTTGGACGTTGCTTCGGCAGCTGCTAATGCAGGATTGAGGGTAATCGGCTTGAATCCGGCTTCGGACAATATTTTCGGGGATGCGTTCCCCATTGTTCAAGTTCAGGTTTCTGAGCATCAATATGTCGCTGACATTGCGTCAGTCTAGGCTTAACTACCAGGAGACTAAATCATGGCTGTCCCAATGAGGTCCACTGACTTTCGGTCGATTGTTGAGCCAATTCTGAACGAAAGTTTTGATGGCATTTACAATCAGCGAGCCGATGAATGGAAAGGCTGTTTCAAAGAAAGAAACGGCACTCAACGTTCTTACCACGAAGAGCCAGTCTTGTATGGCTTCGGAGCTGCGCCGGAGATGCCTGATGGCACTCCTGTCACCTACGATGCGGGCGGGGTACTCTTCATCCAGCGCTATGTCTACAGAGTCTTCGGACTTGCATTCGCTCTGACCAAAGTTCTGGTCGAAGATGGAGATCACATCAAAATCGGTACGATCTACTCTGAGCATCTTGCTCAGTCGATGATTGAGACGAAAGAGACACTCTGCGCCAACATCTTCAACCGTGCCTTCAATGGCGCGTTCGTTGGCGGTGACGGTGTAGCGCTTAATGTTCCCAATCACCCAATTGCACCGGGTGGAACAACTGGCGGCGTCTTCTCCAATCTGCTTACGACTGCTGCTGCTCTATCGCAGACGTCACTCGAGCAGATGCTCATTCAGATCCGCAATGCTGTTGATAACAACGGCAAGCGAATCCGTTTGACTCCCAAGAAGATCGTCACCGGGCCTTCTCAGGTCTTCCAAGCGGAAGTTCTGTTGAAGAGCGTGCTTCGAGCTGGCACGGCTAACAACGACATCAACCCGATCAAATCCATGGGTCTACTGAGTGACGGGCAGGCAAATCTGTCTCGTATCACCAGCACGACTGCTTGGTGGATTGGCACTGATGCTCCACGTGGCCTACAGCTCATGAAACGTCGAGGACTTGAGAAGTCAATGGAAGGCGACTTCGAGACGGACTCAATGCGTTACAAGAGCACCGAGCGTTACATCCCCAACTGGACAGATCCCCGGACTGTCTACGGAACCCCAGGACTCTGATCCGAGAGTACTGTCAAATCGGAGAGGGAGCCCAGAAAATCGGGCTCCTTCTTTCTCTAGCTTAATTTTAGGAGTTTGACATGTTAAATATTGAAGTAACACAATTTCCTGGCGGTGTTGGTAATCAGAGAGACAACAGCGTACTCAATTCACTTCCCGTACCGGGGCCGAACATCGCTTTATCCGTGGAAGACTTCTTGTCCGGCACCAGCTACCTGAGTAACTTTACTATTACTGCGATTGGAGGTGGAGCTGCGATAGTTACCCCGCTTAGTTCTAGCGGATTGCTGCGACAGACATCTGCCGGTGCAGCGACTGATGGTAACAAGGTAGCCGCCGACGGCGATGCAAGCGCAGATCCTTTTCAATTCGTAATCGGTAAAGAAGCGTGGTTCGGAATGCGCGTCAATATAGATGACGTCCTCAACACCCTTCTTCTCTTCGGATTTGTCCCGGCTGCAGATACGGTTGCCCCGGTTGACGGCGTCTTCCTGAGAAAGGCTGATGTAACTAACGATCTGGAGATTGTATCTCGCAGTGCAGGTGTAGAAGTTGCAACGGTTATCGGACAGCTTGCGAACAACACTGATTACGAGATCGCCATCTACTGGGACGGCATCGACAAGATCTCTGCTCAGTTCGTTGGGCCAGATGGCGTTATTGGCGGGGGAGGAACTGTACTTCCCGGCGCACTGCTTCCTGCCGTCGGTCTTCAGCCGATGTTCTTGTCCTCACGGGGCGCTGCGGCTGGAGTGACTATTATGGATGTTGATTACGTCCTCTTCGGCGGCTCACGCTAGGGAGAACAGTCATGTTCATTGATAGATCAGTAGCACGATTCCCCGGAGGAATCCTGACGAGGCCGGAGGGGGATATCTTCAATGCGCTGCGTCAGCCAGATCCGACTCGGTTTCACCAGCAGATGTGGGACTTCGACGACATCCAGGTGGTGGAGATTCAAGCGGGGACAGATGATAATTGGCAGCTCCAGAGTACTGGAGCCTCGACCATCACTAAGAGCGGCGGGTTTCTTGGCGGTGATGGGGGGGTTGTCGGTCTCAGCACCGGAGTCGTAGGAGGGAACGATGCTCAACTCCTTCGACAGGATAATTCCTTCACTCTGATCCCAGGTCGGCGGGGATTCTTCAAGTGCCGTTTTGTCTTCCCAGGGTTCGGGAGTGTGGGGGCGGTTGATTCTGAGGTCCATATTGGAATGGTTGATCAGGGGGGATCTTTCCCTGACGACGGAATCTTCTGGTACGGTGCGGGCGGTGATAATTTTTTAGATGTCATCATTAGTTCTGGAGGAAATCTTCAGGACATCCAACTCTTCGTGGGTGAACCATTAGTTGATAACGTTTTCTATACTGCGTCGTTCTTTTATGATGGGGTCGGGAACTTGACTTTCGGGTTTGACGGACTGGCCCTCAGGACTATCGTCATAGACCCCGCGACCTTCCCCTCCATTCCCCTGACCCCTTCGTTCTTCATTGGAAATGACGGCATTGCGGGGTTTTCCAGAATGGAAGTGGATTACTTCTACATAGCAGTGGAGAGATGATATGAGACCAATACGAATCACAGTTGATGGGGTTGGTGTATCTCTGCCAATTCCAATTGACCAATACTTGAACCCGACAGACATCGGGTTGGGAGTTACAGTGACCGGGGCGGCGACGTATACGATTGAACACACTTTCGATGATGTGTTTGATCCGGGTTTCGATCCGGTGACTGCACAGTGGTTTCCGCATCCTACACTAGCGGGACTTGCTGTCAGTGCAGATGGTAACTATGCTTTTCCGCCGTCCGCTTGCAGAATCAACCAGACTGCGGGAGTAGGGTCTACGACTCTTAACCTGATTCAGGCGGGAGCGTTGTCATGAGCCTTGTCACTCCGTCCCACATCGCCAGCATGTCAACGTTGGAATTGCTCGCAGACCCGGAGAGGTTGGCTAACCACATAGGGCAGTTGAAGACTGCTGAGGAAAGCGCACGTTCGCAGATAGCGCTTGCTGGTCCGGCAAGCGAGATTCTCCAACTAAGAGAAAAAACTGGACAATTGCATGACGAGGCTGTCGAGACTCTGTCAGCGGCTCACGGTGAAGCTCAAACCATTGTGGAGCAAGCACAGAGTGAAGCCGAGCAGATCATCGACGATGCAGCTCGGGTTGCCAAAGACATCGATAGCAAAATCCAGCGACGGGCTACTCTCTCCGAAGAAGTCCATCAGGAAGCCCAGAGGAAATTAGCTAAGGCTAACACTGAGCTCGGCTTCCTTGATCAACGCGCCAGAAATCTTTCTAACGAGCGAGAAGAGCTTGACGAACGTGAAGCTGATCTCGATAATCTAAACACCCAACTTCTGCAGGAGAAGTCCAAGCTCGCAACGGTGCGTGAGCAAATAGAAAACATCCTCGGATAATCCATGGCTGCTCAATCAGGTTTAGGTTTCTCCGGGATTGTTGCAATCCAGATCCCGGACGACGGTGCGCCCGGTGAAGTCCTCACTAAGACTACGGCGGCTGACTATGATTATGACTGGGCCGCTGGTGGTGGTGGAGGTGGGGGTCAAGTCAACACAGTAGTTGGCGGCACTAATATCTCCATCAATGCCGCAGACCCAGTCAACCCTATCATCAGCCTTGATGCTGCTCTTCTGGGGGTAAGTGTCAATGGAGTCACACTGAATGCCGCTGGACTTGCTACTAACTTTTTGAATGAAGCGGGTGTCTATGTCGCTATTCCTGCTTCGGGAGGACAAGTTGATTCTGTTGTAGGTGGTACCAATATCACTGTCGATGCAACAGACCCCGTCAATCCGATAGTAGACTTAGACGCGGCTATCGTCGGGACAAGTGTCAACGGGGTTTCGCTGAATGCTGCAGGTCTAGCAACTAATTTTTTGAATGAGGCTGGCGCGTACTCGGTCCCTCCCTTGGATACAGCGACAGCAAATGCCCTGTACCTTCGTCTAGACACCGCTAATGATCCTCTGACCGGAACACTGGCGACACAGGACATCACCCCTGATGCTCTAAACACTCGGGACGTAGGTACCCCCGCTATAAGGTTTGATCGACTCCACAGCAATAGCATCAATGCTGTCATTGACGCAAGCGTTGGAACTGGCCCCACCTCAGTAATCACAGCACCGGGGGGAAGTAATGTAATAGGTCAGGTGGACAACATCAGCGACAGCTTAACCTCATTGGCGTCGATAGAGGTCACAGGACTCGGAGCTTTC